TGTTGTTCTCGTCGTACTCCACGGTGACCTGGCTCTTGCCATCCGGGCGCAGGTAATCCAGCTCGCCGCTCTTGCGCACCTCGGTCAGCTTCTTGGCCAGCTTGTGGGCCAGGCTGATGGGCATGGGCATCAGCTCAGGGGTCTCATCGCAGGCATAGCCGAACATCATGCCCTGGTCACCGGCACCGCCGACCTGGTCGTTGGTGCCCAGTGCGATATCGGGGCTCTGGCCGTCGATGTTGGAGATCACGGCGCAGGTGTCAGCGTCAAAGCCGTACTTTGCACGGGTGTAGCCGATGTCAGAGATGACCTCGCGGACGATCTTCTGGAAATCGACATAGCAGCTGGTGGTGATCTCGCCCATGATGTGGACCAGACCGGTGGAAGCGCAGGTCTCGCAGGCCACGCGGGCATCGGGATCGTGGGTCAGGATCTCGTCCAGGATAGCATCGGAGATCTGGTCGCAGATCTTGTCAGGATGTCCCTCGGTGACGGACTCAGAAGTAAACAGGTGTCTTGCCATAAATTTTGTCCTCCATGTGTGTGGTGAATCTTGCACAGCTTCATACACGTCCATCAAGTTTGCGCAAACAAAAACGCTCAGAACCGAAGCTCTGAGCGTTTGCACTCTTATCTTTCGGTTTCCCGCAGGATTTGGCACCTTATGCTTTCGCACAGGTTGTCGGGCTTCACAGGGCCTGTCCCCTCAGCCGCTCTTGATAAGTCGGTATTCAGTTGTTTTCTGAGAGATATCTTATCATCTCTTCGTCAGATTGTCAAGAAGAGTATCACTCTTTTTAGGGCAGCCCCGATAATTGAGTTACACACCAAGAGATTGGTCGTGTAGCTCAATTTTTTTATGCCGGTAAGGAGGTGAACGCATTGGCAGACTACGCTTTCCGCTCTTATGAGGAGCGGCAGAAAATCCAGGAGATGGTTGAGGCAGGCCTGAGCGCCAAAGACATTGCCGCCTCTCTTGGCATCTCTCCCTCCGCAGTCTATGCGGAGCTGAGGCGTGGCCGGGACGGCACAAGGCTCCCTGACAAGCGCCTGGGCTACAACGCCGAACTTGCCCAGCTCAGTGTCCAGCAGGGCCTTGAGCGGAGAGGCCGCCGAACTGCCGGGGCATGACATCCCGCACCTATTAAAACCAAGGAGGACAAAACCGTGAGCAACAACCCCATTGTGCTGAAAAGCAACCGGCTTTCTGATGAGTGCATCGGAACTGTCCGGCTGACCCCGGAGGCGGAGAAAGTGGTCCGCCGTCTGAGGGCAAAGACTGCTCTGCCCATCCGGCAGATTGTATCTGAAATTATCGTCCAGGCCGAAAACCTCATCGACATTGAGGGGCCGGAGGACACTGAGGAGGATTGACCAATGAAAACCGCTATTTCTAATGTGGCCCCCGGCCAGGTGGTCAAGTTTCATGGGGAGCCCTGCATTGTGCTGGAGCACCGCACGGCTGGCACCCTGCTGGTGACCGCCGCCCAGATCAAGAGCTCTTTTGGCTCCACCAACAACTTTGCTGTCAGCTCTTTCCGTGAACACCTCAACGGTGCCTTTGCGGATGCCCTGACTGAGGGGCACGCTGATGAACTCATCACCCGTGAGGTTGACCTCACTGCCCTCAACGGCTCCAAGGAGTACGGGAGCTGTGAGTGCAAGGTGGCCCCGCTGACCTTTGATGAAATCCGCCGTTTCCACGGTCTGCTGCCCAAGCCTGAGAGCTGGGAGTGGAGCGCCACGCCCTGGAGCACCCCCTGCGTGGATGAGGATGATACCTGGGTCATGGGCTTGTACGCCGATGGCTATGTCGGCGGCAACGGCTGCACCGGCACCCGCGGGTCCCGCCCCGCTTTCCTCATCCCCTCCCAGTATGCCGTGGAGGCTGATGGCGGCCTGGACCAGTACACCACCAATGAGCTGATTGCGGAAATCAACCGCCGCATGAACGGTTAAGGTGAGCGCCATGACCACCAGTGAGCCCAATGCCCGCCGGTATTCCCGGCGGTGCCGCCAGCGCCGCATGGCCCGGAGGCGCAACGCCATGGTCATCATGGCCATTCTGGCCGTCCTTGCCACTGTGTTTGCCCTTGGCTATGCCAGTGGATGCAGTGCCCACCAGACGGACGATGAGGTCAAGACCCCTGAGCCTGTGGTGACAGCGGAAACCGTCACCCCTCCAGCCCCGGAACAGAGCCCCGTGGAGCCCTCTGCACCACCAGAGGAAACCACGGAGCCTGCCCGCCACCGTGATGACATCGTGAGTGAGGGGCGGCTCCTCAGCTACGAACTCCAGGAAGTCATGCAGGACTGCTGTGAGCACTATGAGGTGCCCTATGCTCTGGCCCTTGCCATCGCAGAGGTTGAAACCCACTTTGACCCCGATGCCGTCAGCGCCACTGGTGACTATGGCCTCATGCAGATCAACTCTGTCAATCACGAGTGGCTTTTGGAAAAAGGCCTTGACCCCATGACCCATGCCGGGAACATTGAGGCCGGTATCTATATCATCTCCCAGTATCTCCAGAGCTACGGAGAGCCAGAGCTTGCGCTGATGGCCTACAACTGCGGGCCCGGCGGCGCAAGAAAGCTGTGGGATGCAGGTACATACCAGACCGACTACTCCCGCAAGGTTATGACCGCTTTTGAATACTGGACAAGCGTGCTGGAGGTTGACTGAAATGCCCTACTATAAGACCTGCCCTGACTGCGGAGCCCACCTTGACCCCGGTGAGCGCTGCGACTGTAAAGATGATACCAAGGAGGATTGTACCAATGTTGGAAATGAAAATCAAGATTGAGGCGGATGCTGCCGTCCTCAAGGCCATTGACAAGCTGACCACGGCGCTGGAAAAGAACGCCGTCAACATCTCCGTGCCCCAGGACACTCCCGCCCCCGTGGCTCCTGTGGCCGCCCCTGTCACCCATGCCCCGGTGCCGCCGGTCACCATGCCGCCCGCTACTGTGGTCCCTACCCAGCCCACCCCTGCGCCTGTGGCAACCCCTACCCCTGCACCGGCTCCTGCGGCACCTGCCCAGACTGTGGCCCCTACTAACCCCGCTCCCACTGTTCCCGTGACCACGGCCCCCACCTACACCCTTGACCAGATCGCCAAGGCCGGTGCCAGCCTGGTGGATGCGGGCAAGATGGAGCAACTGCTGGCTCTGCTGGCCAAGTATGGCGTGCAGGCCGTCACCCAGCTCCAGCCGGACCAGTACGGTGTCTTTGCCACCGAACTGCGGACGCTGGGCGCACAGCTCTAAGGAGGTGCCCTATGCCTCCCGAAAAGCACGCCCTGCTTTCTGCCTCATCGGCATCCCGCTGGCTGAAATGCACGGCGGCCCCCCGCTTTGAGGAACACCTGCCGGAGCGCACCAGCGAATATGCGGAGGAGGGCCGCCTGGCCCATTCCATCTGTGAGCTCAAGACCCTCAAGAAATTCACTGTGATGACCTCCCGCACCTACACCACCCGCCTCAATAAGCTCAAAAAGGACCCGCTCTACTCTGAGGAAATGGACAAGACCAGTGACCTCTACATTGAGCACCTGATTGAGCAGGCCATGCTCTATGACAGCACGCCCACTGTGGTAGCGGAGGTGCAGGTGGACTTTGGGGAGTATGTCCCGGAGGGCTTTGGCACCTGTGACAATGTGATGATTGGCGGGGACACCCTCAGCATCACGGACTACAAGCACGGCAAGGGTGTCCCGGTGTCCGCCGTGGGCAACCCGCAGATGCGGCTCTACGCTCTGGGCGCTCTCAAGCGCTATGCCCCCGTGTTCGGCGATGCCATCAAGAAAGTCCGCATGTCCATTGACCAGCCCCGCCTTGACAGCTACACCACCGACACTATCACCGTGGAGGAGCTGATGACCTGGGGCGAGAGCATCAAGCCCATTGCACAAAAGGCTTTCTCCGGGCTGGGTGAGTTTGTCCCCGGTGACCACTGCCGCTTTTGCCGTGGCAAGGCTCAGTGCCGTGCCCGTGCCAACACCAATACGGCGCTGGAGGACTTCAAGGACTGCGTGCCCGCCGCCTCCGTCCCACCTGACGCTATGGCCCCCCAGGAGTTTTCCCACATCGGCCCGCATGGGAATGAGGTGCACCCGCTCCTCTCTGATGCGGAGATCGGTGACCTCCTCATCCGTGGCAAGGAGCTGGTGGCCTGGTACAAGGACCTGGAGGAATACGCCACCAAGGCCCTACTGGATGGCAAGCCCATTGAGGGCTGGAAACTGGTGGCTGGCCGGAGCATCCGCACCTTTACGGACCAGGATGCAGCCATTGCCGCTGTGATCGCTGCCGGGTACGATGAGGCCCTTGTGTATGAGCGCAAGCCCAAAACACTTACAGAGATTGAGAAACTTATGGGCAAAACCGAGTTTGCGAACAAGCTCGGCGGTTATGTGGTTAAGCCCTTGGGCAAGCCCACGCTGGCACCTATGACCGACAAGAGGG